CGTTCCATCTATTAGATCAGAATACATGACAGAAGTAATTCCATAACTAGCAATTACTTTTATACATTCAGAACATGGATGATGCGTACAATACATATAGCCATTTTTTGTTTGATCTGGAGTGCAATAACGCAACGCGTTCACCTCTGCGTGTATTACAAAACCACGCCTAGCGTCCCTATCTTCCCACGGAATCGTGACGCCAGGCGCAGCCCCATTGTAGCCGATGCTTATTATGCTTCTATCCCCGCGTAGAACACATGCACCAACTTTTAGATATGGATCTTCACTGCGATAGGAGGCTGCTCTCGCAATCTCCAATCCATATTTGTCCCAAGACATTCGAGTCATGACTCAACAACCGCCAGGTGTTTGATGATAAGAGCAATCTCATCATCAGTCAAGTCACTACTCGAACTTATTTCACGGCTCACTAAGCCGCGTACTGCCGCTAGGATAGCATCCTTCTCCGTGATGCCTTTTGTTCCTAGCAACTCTACTATTTGCTTCAAACCAGGATTTGCACGTTTCATCATTACTTTATCTGGTTTGTTGCGCTCAATTGCAAGTTCTACTTCTTCTTTGGTTGCAATTGCTTTATCGATACCAATACCTAAAGCACCAATAGCTCGACCCCAACAACTGGTTTCAAGATTCTGTATTTCACTGCCTCTAGTGAAATTAGTTTTCCCTGGTAAATACTCTTGAGCCGTGCCTACACCAGGCTTTTCATCATTAGGATGACGATAAGCATATGCTCGTCCAATTACAATTACCTGATCTCCAACAGTTTGGAATTGTAGATCTGGATCCATTTGCAAAGAACCTTCTGGATACTTCTCATAAAACAATTTGATTCTGTGAGGTACATCTACATAATTTTCAAGACGCTTGTCCATTTAATCCCCCTATTTGTGTCAATAAACTTTCAATGTGTTCTAATCTGTTTGCCAAATCGATAACAGTTAAAAATGAATCCCATGCTAAGTCTGCATCTGTCACTTCATGAAATGTTGTACCATTTTCAGATACATGAACGATTCCTAGTCCATCAAGAGTTGGCAAAAATCTTTCAATACCTTCTTCATCAAGATAAAAATCTGCATTAGCATATGCCGCAATCTGCATTGCCATTTCACCATAGACTCCTGCGCTGGTTTTCCAATCGCAGAGATACGTCTTACCAGCTAATGGACCATCGCCAAACTTAAGAATAGCATCAAAAGTACCGGCATAACCATGGACTCTATTTGCTACAACTTTTTCAGTTAAAACAGGAATTACTTCCCATTGATCTAACCATTCAACATATCCATTGACGTATTCAGCAAATTCACCAGCAACTTCAGCTTCTCCACCATGAATGATAGTTTCAGCAATTGCATGGATCTCAGTTCCTCGTGCTCCAGCTTTGTCTCTTTGATTCCAAGGAATCATTTTTAAGAACTTGACAGCTTCCTCACGTTCGCGGTTGATTAGATTAGGAAGATTTGCAAAATTGTCGTAGACATATTCTGCAACTAGTTTTGCACTCCAATATGGAAGCGCAGGTTTAGGCATACCAGATCCAATGAGAGTGGTTACACCTTTGACAGGTTGGCCATCAAGAACATATTTGTGACCACGCTTTGTTTCAATGCGTTCTAGTCCCATGAGCTCTTCAAAGTTCTCTTGGTAAAGAAGTTAGCAAGTCCTTTTTCGTTTGCCTCAATTAGTCTTGAGTATCGACTTGCATAGTTGTTAGAGATAGCAAATTGGTCCCCCGAAGATCTGATTCCAATTTCCCATCGTAGTTTGTTGATTAACAAATCGATGGAACAAATATCGTGACCTGCTGATTTCCATTGATAAGCAAGATCAACTAGTTGCCGATAGATGTGTGGATTCTCATGATGAAACTTGTTGAACTGTTCATCAATTGGATCTGCCAATAAAGATAATTGCTTTGGTTCAAACCATTCCCTGGCGGTTTCTGACATTTTATGCCTTTCGTGTTAGTTGTTTTGGTACTAGTTCATTGCATTTAGAGTTGACTGCCCAATGTGTCCAACCGGACCAATGGTATTTTGCATTCAACGCTGCTACAAATCCTACATCTTGGTAGATAGGTTCCCATTGATCTATGGACTTTGATTGCAGGTGTTTCACCAGCTTCTTAGTCTTAGACTTCGGCATTCCATAATCTACTAATCTGTTTGCAACCATAAAAGATAAACCATGTCGCCATTGCTTATCTAAGAATTGCCATCGTCCTCTTGCGGAAGACTGATCTCCTACTGCTTTGTAGTTACCTCTAGATTCATGATGGCTTACACATTTTGCGTAAGCAACCTGATCTTTAGGAACTCTTGCTGCTGCTGTTTTATAGTCCACCGCATTAGCATTTGGTGTTACTAATAAAAAGGCTACAGCGATTGCCATGACCTTCAGACATCGTTCCTCTGACGGCGGACAGATACAGCATAAATAAACACAAACATAGTTGCCTCCTAGTCGTTGTGTTAGTTAGCTTTTGGTTCCATTCATCAATGCATCTAATGCATCTTGATAAACGTAACGTAAGTTCGAAGGTGTTTTATAACCCTCGACTTTTCCAAGATCAACCCAACGTCGTACTGTTCGTGAGTTGCGTCCAATGAGCTTTGCAGCTTGCCCCGTTGTTAGGGACTTTCTATTTTCATTTGTCATATGCACATCCTAAACTGTCCGTAGTGACCATTCGACCATTGCCGCATGGTGTTTTATCAGCGGACATAAACATAAAAATAAATTATGTTGTACAATCCGCATGCGATTAACCGGTTTACCTGGCGGTTCTCCGGTTAATCGTCCAACATACATTCAACCATAGTTCCCCAACAATAACCATCTTCTGTCCACCAAAGATTCATGGACACTTGCCAAATTGCCCACAAACCAATCAAGATCAATACAGCACGAACTCGTTTACCACGTTTAGTTAGTTTCATTATTAGTCCCCTTAGTTTGTTGACAAGAACAGACTTCCACATCGTACTCCTCCTTGTAGGAATGATAAATATATCCACGTCCATAACATAGATTACAAGTCATGATGCCACCTTCAGATTTTGGATCCATTCTCTTTTCTCCTTTGGACATCTTGCTTTGACTGGTCCATTTTTGCCAATGACTTTTACTCCTTTGAAATGGAATGCCGCTTGAAGTTGCAATGCTTCTTCTTTGCCCATAACATTTCTTACTAGATTCAAAAGACAGTCGGCATATTTGTAATCATGACCTGATCCACCACTGATGTGATGAGCTATTTCATGAAGGATTACAAACTCATTTCTTGCCCATTTAGGCAAAAGTATCGCATAACTTCCATGCCGCCAAGTTGCACCGGCATTTCTTCTACGGCGTCCATCATGAACCACAATCTGTCCACGATTCCATGGATAATTACGTTGCACAAAACTTCTAGACATAACTTTATCTACGAACTTCTGACATTCCTTCAACGTCATATCTTCAGACGATTTCTGGAATGCCAAAGATTCGGCAGCATAGAGTTTTCCTGCTTGATCTCTGACTTTCATTTTTCCTCCTGGCGGTTAGTGGTACTGGACCATTATACACTGCGGACTTTTTGATCCGAAAGTTTATCGTGCAATTCAGCACAATTTGTGCATATACTTGCAATGAAACGCTGACCGTTGTCATATTGATACCAACGATTTTGCGTACTGTTGGTTTCCCAACCACACATCTGACAGATCTTCATTTGATACACTCCATCGTATGTTGAGTTCCTTGTGGGTGGTTGCATTTCATATTCTTAAATGCTACAGCATCACGAATAGTTGCATTGACTTCACGTTGAGTTGCTTCAGATGAATCTAAATCAAAATATTCTTGAATAATAGTTTCAATTTCTTTTGCATCAGATTCGGACATTTTAGTAACTTTCATAATGTCTTTGATAAGTGGTGACATTAGATCATCTCCTTCTTTGTAGCGATTGCAATTTCCATTACCATGTCATCCGCAATTTGCTTCTGATCTTGTGTCATGCGGCTGTAGTATTCAGCATATTCTTCTTGTGATGAACGACCTTCAACATAATTAAGAACAATTTTTGTTAGAAGGAATTTAACTGGAAGTCCACATGTGTAGTTCCAATTGATTTGCTCTTGTGACATTGTGTTCATTTTTACTCCTGGCGGTTTAGGTAAGCGGTTGCTTACAAGGACCAATATACACTGAATGTGGACAAATATCCACCATTTGTAGAAATGTTTCTAAAAGATCTTATTTACTAGAACATCTGTTCTGGCCGGTGGCACATAAGTTAGCCAAAGCCACCAGGATCCACCAGGACGCGGGTCCATTTGTGGTGAGTATAAATATACTCGGATCGATATGTCCGTGGCCCTGGGACAAACCTGGCCGCTCGATCTGGACTAAACGGACTCCAAAAGGTTCCAAAAGGTTCCCATAAGATCTTATTCAATAGAGTGTACAAATACCGGTGGACAGTATTGAATGTACCTATGAGCAACCGCTCATACCAACCGCCAGGAGGATCCAAATGGGAATCGCAATCGGAACAACACTTACAGTTACTTTCACAGCTGAAGAATTAGCAAAACTTGATTGCTTGCTTCAACTTTCAATGTTTGAGTACGACACATCAGATGCACATTATGTAAATCATCATGAAAGAATTGCAAGTGTTTACAGCGCGTTAGGTCGTGCAGGTTACAGATAAGGACGAAACACTCCGCAAGGAGTGTCCAGTGTTAAATGACACTGCTGATGAGTCCATCAGAATAAATCGCCAGGAGGAAAAAATGTCAGTACAAATCCAAAACGCAGCACGTCGCAAGGCTCCATGGATCAGCACAGCAACATGGGTAAATACAAGCGATGAGCAAATCTCTGCAGCTCAAGTTCTTGAGAATGCAAATCTTGATTGGGAAGTTCAACACACTCCACTTTCAACTACAGCAATTAACAATGACGGTGTGACAGTCGTCAAACTTGAAGACAAAGTTGCTACAACTCGTGTCAATAAGGACGGATCAGCTTCTGTTCTTGGTATCACTTCTCCTACATATACAATTGTCCAGAATAACGACATCGTCAACATTGTGGACTCTGTTATGTACGAAGCCGGTGCAATTTACCAGTCAGCTGGTGAACTACGCGGTGGCAAGAAGATCTTTATGGCTGCAAAGCTTCCAGACACATTAGATCTTACTCTTAAGAATATCGATCCAATCGAATCATTCTTAGTTGCTTCAAACACTCACGATGGAACAGATTCACTTCGCTTTGAAATCAAGTATCTTCGCTTGATCTGCACAAACGGAATGACTCGTTGGACTAATGCTTCTTCTATCTCTTTCCGCCACTCAGCTCGTATGAGTGTCAAGATCGAAGATGTTCGTGAGACTCTAGGAGTTGTTCTTAAGTCAAATCAAGAGTTCAACCTTCTATCTTCTGCTCTTCTTGAGAAAAAAGTTGCTAACTCTGACTTCTGGTCAATCGTCAAGGACGTTCTTCCACTAGATGAAAACAATATGACTGAGCGTCAACAGAACAATGTTCGTGAGCGTCAGCAAACTCTCCTAGGTATCTGGAATGGACCAACTCAGGAAAATATCAAGGGAACCGCATGGGGAATTGTTAATGCTTTCACAGAGTACGAACAATGGACCCGCACAACTCGTTCAGCTAATGACTTTGCGGCTGGTGAGCGATTCATGATGAATCAAGGAACATCTCTCTCAGATCGAGTCTTGGAGATGGTTCGCTAAGACAAAAAGAAAAAGGCCCCTGCCGAAAGGCAGGGGCTTCTTTTTTGCTTCTTTTAATCTAGAAATGCAATGTGATTCTTTCCAGCTTTTGTTTGTAAGGCTATTTGTACTTGTCCACCACTATTGATATCAAATCGGATTGCTGTTTTAACCGCTTGTTCTAAGATCTCAATTGCTTCTTCATATTCATCTGCTTCATCAATTCCTAGCGCGTGAGCAGCTCCAAGAGCAAGTTTAGCGCCTGTTCCTGTGGTGTAGACTTTATCTTTTGTCTTTTCTAGTCCATACACTTCATCTATAAAATACAAAGTTCCTTGAACGGCAACTATGAAATCATTCTCAAAAGATGATGGATAGCCTTCAGATTTGATGTCATAACCTGAGATTCCAAAAGTTTTGCGTAGGTTTGGAACAAACTGAGTGACCATAAACTTGTCTAGATTTTTAGATCTTGGAGGTGCTGGTGGATTAAAAGCATGTTGGATCAGATTCATGCCTCGGACTAAACCGGCAGCAGAAACTAAGTATTTGCCATTTTCTGCAATTTTGCCCATAGGAGAACAATCAGCTCTCATGTCATAGCCAGTTGTTTGCGTATCTGCAGCAATGATGCAATAGTCATCATGTTGATATGCAATGAGTGTTGTCATTATTCCTCCGTAGCCAGTTCTCCGCCAATAGCCATATAAGCTGCACCATCTACCCAACCATCTAATTTTTCAGGTGATTGGACTAATCGAGCAACTTTGACTTGATTCATACATAATGCAACTTGCCAAGGTTCTACGGTAATGCCTAAAACTACACTCCAAAGCTTTGCAATGCGGTCATGGTTTTCTTGTGGAGTTCCATAATCTGCTTGTCTATCGTTATAAATTAAACGTGTTGCTTCTTCTAAGATCTCTTTGCGATTCATTAGTCTAACCAAACTTGATAACAAGCAGTGACACGACCTCGTTCGGGATCAATGAAGTGGAGTCTTTGAGAAGGAACACCTGAGGCGGCCATAGAGTCGCGCGCGTACCTATTATCGGACTCTGTTGAACCGGTCCAATATACTGATCCAAGACCATCTGATAACGGTTCTTGTGCATGACGATGGTAATGACCCAAGTAGATGTCTTGAAAGTTCCAGTCGTAAGCTCCAGCTTTCCATCTGTTTCCTGCTGCTTGCCATCCGGCCGGAGAAGCAAAACCAGATCTACCAACTTCATCGCCATGCATAAGAAGAGCTCGATAGTTGCCGATCTCAATGCGCTGAATATCTTCAACACCATGGCGTGGATCCCATGTCAGTCTTTTAGCAGTCGCTTCTTCAGAACATAATAACTGACGAGCCAACTCATAACACATACGGTCAAAATTATCAGACTTCGGTACGTCCGCTCTTTTGTTTCCGATTCGGCCATGATTTCCCCATTCTGCGATAACAGTCACATGGTTGTAAACTGCTAATGCTTGTCGTACAACATCTACAATTAAACGACTAACTGTTATGTATTGGTCATATAAACTAAGATCTATTTCCCACAATTGAGCAGGATAGTTAAAAAGACCTTCGACCATATCTCCGCCAAAGCAGATTACAACATCATTGACTGGATGATCTTGTCTTTGTATTTCAGTAATTTTTGTGGCTTTATTTGTAAAGTCCATGACTCTACTTCTCATAATTTCTGAGTTATAACTAGGAGTTACTTTTGCTCCTTGCCAATCGGTAAGATGCCACAAAGCAACTTCTGCTCGTTTGCGGCGTTTATCTACCTTTGGACCTTCTATTGGCTTCATTGGTCCTAAAGCCAAAGTTGCATCTTTACATGCTTGGATTGTGGCTTCTACTAATTCTTCTGTACGTTGTTTTGCTTTAGATAATTCTTTTTGTGTTCTTACAAGTGTCTGACGCAGCTCGGAAACTGATTCGTCTACTTCAATTTGCAGTTTCTTTGCATCATCAGATATTGTCATGTTGTCCTAAAGCAAGGGCATTGTTTTTTTCTATGGACAGTTACAACTGTATTTCCTATTTCAAAGCCATGTGATCTAAGAAGATTAACAATTTGCACAATTGTTACTTTAGATTGCACTAAGTTTTCTAAAGCATCTGAATCTGCTGGCAATAGTTCAGACTTAATTTTGCCAACCACACAAAGTGGTTTCTTTTTACTTTCTAAAAGATCACTGATTGCTTTTGATATATCCCCCGAAGCACTCATTATTTCTTTCCTATTCCTAAATCTGTTGGACGTGCAATTGCCATAATTGTATCGTACTTACGTCGTTTCAAGTAGAACCCGTCGCCATTTGATTGACTACCTTTTTTGTTGTCCGACGTATTGCCTTCCCACACATTCATATACTTTAATTTTGTATTGTGATAGCGGACAATGCCAACATGATCTGGTTGAGCATCAGTATCAAACTGGAAGAAAACAATGTCGCCACGTTGTGCTTGGCCAATTGGAACTAACTGATTGTTTGCTGTCAGATACTTAAGCCACTGATCACATGATGCAAAACCTTTAGGATTAGTTTTTGGTGCAACGGCCTTAATCATTCCTGCTTCATGAAAAATCTTAGATGCGGACATTGCACACCAAGGTTGATGATTTAACTTATACCATTTGCCAAACTCTGTGTCGTTATTTGGTCCTTCTGTATAGCCAATGTAACCATCTGCAATTTCAGTTAGATTCACTTCTTGCCCTTTGGTTCGTTAAATGCTACGTCAATTTCATCTTTGCTTAACTTGCCATCTGCAATATATGCCTTAGCAAGTGATTCTCCAACTTTAGCAACTGCCAAAAGACCGGCAATTCCTGCCGCTGTTGCTGCTGGAACTCCAAACAATGATCCAGCTCCAATAGTTGCTAGCGCAGATACATAGAAGACTGCAGCAAGACGGATTACGAGTTTCTTTGTTTCTTTCACTTTTTCTCCTTTGTAAGCATGGTTATTACTAATTCCATTTGTGTTTCTAATCTAGTCACTGAGTCTTTTAGACTAGATCCGCCATTTGGCTTTAATTCATTTAGGAAATGTTTAACAAGCCACCTTACGGCAACTACAAACGAACCTAATATTGATATGACCGCAAGTATCAATGCAGCCCAGTCATTCACGGTCATTCTTCTCCTTGAGTTTCATTTCGAGATCCCCCACTCTAGCCGTCAACATTGCTTTGTCCAGAGCTAGCAGACCGATCTGCTCTCTTAGTACAGCAATAACAACATTGATGTCTAGTTCTGTTGCGTCATCCATTTTATCCCCTTTATTTTAAGAATTTTACAAAAATTATCGGCAAATTAGGATGCAATGGTTGTGCAACTAATTTTGCTTGATCTTTGTCTTCGGCTTGTACTTTTTCTTCAATTAGTATTCCATCGTCATTAAAACCAACTAAGTAATTATTCATTGTTACCCTCAAGTATTTGTATTCTTGCATAAAGATCTTGAATCAAAGCAAGTAAACCTGGAACCACATATCTATCATTCCATGATTCAATAACACCTTCAACGTGATCAGCAGCTACAGAATACGCTGTAGCCACTTCTTCAGCAATAAAACCAGGTATCAATGAACCAGATCTGTCATCGGCAGAATCTAAATAATCGGACTTATATCTAAAAGCTCTTACAGGTAGATCAAGTAATTTTTTTGGATCTAAATCTTGAATTGTCCGAATGTCAACAATGTCTTGCTTATAACGTTGACTAGATGCTGTACTGCGGCGAGTAAGACCGTTTGTGCTTGACATCCAAGTATTTGCGGCATTTGTAGTAGTTGTAGTATCTTGATTATAAAAGTTTGAAAGACTAAACAAGTTCCCACTTATTACTACACCAGAAGAACTAGTTTGTACGTAAGTTGTTGAATTGTATGCGATTCTTGCATCTCCTGAAGAGACGTAAGCATTTGGATAAGTTGTA